TACTTCCACAGCAACACCTGTATCCTTATAGATATCATCCAATATCTTTTTCTCTCTTTTAGCGAAATCATTTTTCGTGCGTTCTGCTTCATCAAGATCAATCCTAACGCCTTTCTTTTTCATTTCAAATAAAATCGGAAATAGCTTTGTTTCTAAATCAAAAATAGACAGTAGATCTTGCTTGATTAATTCTGTTTTAAAGAACTGCCATAACTTTAAGGTAAGCACTGTATCTTGTTCTGCGTAAGGACCAACATACATCGGTGGTAGTTTCCACATTTCTCCTTTAGCATCAACACCCCAACTCTTTGCTGCATCATATAATAATGTTTCACTTTTCTTTTCAGCTAAATAATGTTTACCTAACTCGTTAAGTGAATATCTAAATCTATTTTCATCAACAAGAGGAGCGGCGATCATGGTATCGATAATACGACCATGAACTTTTAAACCCATTGCGTGTAACCAACCAACATCATACATCGCATTATGAAATATTTTATCGCAAGGTAATTCTAAAATCTTTTTTAATTGACCTGTAAATATCTTTTGATCAAAGTTACCACCACCTTCATGATTAATAGGAAAGTATCCTGTCCACCCATCAACAGCTATAGCAACTCCTGCAACAAAACCTTTTTTTGTAGGCCATCCAGGACCAATGCCTGTATTTAATCCGACATCGTTTGTCTCAAGATCAATACAAATTTCTTTTGCATCACTAAGATCAGGAATTGATTCAGGAGGAACCCATTCACTTGGTGGTTGAAACAATGGTATTTGTGTCATGCTGTTTCCTTTTTGCTAATTTCACCTGCAATGCCAGAGTATCCGGCAATGTCTACGTAACAGTCATCGGTATGCATGTTTTTTAATCGTGCAACTTTTACTAACAACATACAAATCGCTACATCATGAGGCGATATATCTATATCAAGAAATGCACTCCATAATCTTGCAATGTTTTGATGATTAAGTGTTTTATCACCGTAGTCTTCTTGTCGTTGACCTTCGACTAACTCAATCGCTTTCTTTAAAAAGTCAGATGTTTTCTTCATGCAAATACCTCTCTAAATTCTCTGTTACTGCGTGAACGAACTAAATATAAATTTTGTTTAGCTCTTGTTAAAGCAACATAAAAAACTCTTCTCTCATCATCTTTTTGTCGCCAATATGATTCATCAGCCTTACGTGATAAATCAGATAAAACCATTACGTTATCTGCTTCTCCACCTTTACTTCCATGTACTGTAGAGAGCGTGATCCGTGGTACGGGATTAAAGCTACCTTCTTTTTGTATAACGGTAGAGACATACGCTTTTTTATATTCAGGAACCTTGTCTAATGCTTCATGCCACGAATAATCTTTTGGTACTTGCAATCCATTGTGTTGTTGTAATTGATCAAAGGTAAATGTTGCTTCAGGATCGACACCTGTTAAATTTTTATAGCCACGTTCAACACCAACATTACTATTCATATAATAATACAAATCTTTTAGTTGATTGAAATCAATGTATCCTCCTTTCTGAATGTCTCGCCATGCTGTGATAGCATTAACTAAACGTTTACCAATAGAACTTTTATCTGCACGATGATAAAAATATCCAAGTATACGTAAGTCATCTTCTACTTGATCGAGAAAATAATTTGTTCTGCCAAGGATTAACCAGTTGCCTGTTTTTAAATGATCATAATTTCGCCTTGGAAGATGCACAATTGTGCCTTCTTCTTCTTTAGGACTCCATGTTTTTTCTACTCTATTCTTTACACGATTAATTAAATTAATAGCACGCTCTTGTATTTTAATTGGTAAGCGATACGATTTGTCAAGAATGATTCTATTACCTTCTCTATTCAATAAATATTCACTACGAGCTCCTGCCCAGTTAAATATAGCTTGATCATCGTCGCCTGCAATGTAAACTCTTTTTGCTTTTTCTGCGAGCTTATCAACCATCTGCCATTGTATGTAAGAAAGATCTTGAGCTTCATCAATAATAAGAACGTCGAGCCGTGGTGCGATATCCTCTTTTAAAAATTCTACAATCATGTCAGTAAAATCATATTTATATTTACCACCACGACCGAACTTATAATCATGTAACGTTTCGGCAATTAATTTTAACTTAGGCCACCCACCCTGCATATGTCCACTGTGCTGAAACTGTGCGTATAATGTGTTACCATTTATTTTAGCCATATCAATAACACGCATAAAAATATCATTGGGTGATGAGATTCCATACGATCCTAAAACTTCTGAATTAGGATTAGATAACTTGACCTGTAGCTGTTGCGATAAATATCTATAGTCTTCATCATTCATAACATCTGATTCAGCTAAACCTAAAGCCATAAAAGCTAAACTATGTAGTGTACGAAAGTATTTAAAATCTTGATCTTTACTATCAGGAAAAAATACAAGTGCTCTGTTAAGAGCTTCTCTTGCTGCTTTTTGTGTAAACGCAAAGTAACCAATACGATCAGGTGATGTGTTAGGTAATTCTTTTGCAACAACTTGTTCAATTAAGTAAGTTGTTTTACCTGTACCTGGTGGACCAAAGATTAAATTAACAGCCATTAAAAAGGTATCTCCTCTTCAAATGTTGGTGTTTCATGTTCATGTTGATCTTTATCCTTCAATGCAAATGCTTTTGGAACGTACCATACACGACGAACCTTACCACTAATTCTTGTTGTTTCACTGTCTCCATCCAACCCTCTTATACTAGAATGTATCTGTGTTTGGTTAAAAGATTTAAATTGTTTTTTAGTAAGAAACTCAACCAATGCTTCAAGACGAAAATAAATTTTATCATTTTTATGTAATGCTTGACCTAAACGTAAACCTTCCCAATCTTGAGCGTCACCTTGGTCCGTGATAAATTCTTCAAGTAACTCGGCAAATCTTCCTGCCGCTGTAACCTCTACAGGCATTTCAATAATCTTTACATTCGCTAATAATGCTTGAAGTCTCGCTGTCCAATCTCTAGGGTTTAACGAATTAGGTAAAATGTTTACTCTACCCATACACGCTTTACGAAATAAATTTTGATCGTACAATTCATTATTAGATAAACTTAATCGTTTACCATCAACAGTTATAAACCATTGTGATTCATCTGACTGAAACTTTGTTAAATCATCAAACTTACTTTCAAAGTCATCACCAATACCAAACTTTCTTGTTTGACAAACAGAACTATTACAATGCGAACACATTGGTTCTATCTTGCATGTATAATTATAATCAGTTGTTTCATGTTGTTTTATTGTTTTGATAACCTCATTCATTTTTAAAGGTATCTCCATGTACTTCTGATTGAACTCTGATATTTTATCTTGCCAATCTTTTGGCCATTTCTTTTTTGCATACACACTGTAATGAAATAGAACTACATCTCTTGTACCTTGTTGTACTTTAGTTGACATAAATGTTTCAAGACATGGAGGTCCATCAGACATTTCTTTAAAATTTTTTTTCTTTTTTAATTTTATTTTAGCAAAATCTTCTTCGGATATTCTAAACTTTTCGACAAGAGTATAAAACTCTTCGAGAGTAGCTGCAGAACCATCATCCAAAAAAGCATACCTATTGTTATCAGTGCCACCAAAGTAAGGAAGATTAAGAAAGTTCCCAACGTCTCCACGTTCTTTTTCAATCTTTTCTTGTTTTGGAAATATTTCACACCCTGCATAACCAAGTTCTCCTGCAATCTGTTCTAATTTTTGACGCATTAATCTTGCAGAAATAAAAGTCTTTGTAAAACAAAATATATGTGCGCCACCACTTTTGGAACGACATACAACTAAAGGAAACTCTTCTTCTCTAATTTTATCTATTATTTTTTTATGATCTAAAGGGTAATCATCAATATCAATACAACCCCACTGACATGTGTTGTCATCTGTTATTGGTATAATACCTAAACTTCTTTCACCTGATAAGTGTTGTTCCCACAAATCATCGGTAGGTGGTTTTCTGACAATTAGAGATCTACCCTCCATCTTGCCTTTTTCGTTTATGCCACCTTCTTTTTGATAGCAACCATGTGCTCTCTCTTGACCTTTATATATTTCTTTAAACTTTTCCATCTGATGCTCATAATATTAAAAAAGGGCGGTCGAGCCGCCCTTTATAAAAAGGTTTAGTACGGCGAATCCGTTTTTTTGTCTTCTTCACTTTCGTGTTTGACTTTGGCTACGCCTGTATTAACGTCTTGTGAGACACCTTTGGCCGTATTATAAAGGCCCGAGTCTTCATTAGAAAGAAAATCACCTGCGGTAATATCCCAACCATACCAAAATCCTTGATCGTTTTCTTCTTTAACTGTTTTAAGGTTATAGAATTTTGAAAACATTGGTGGTGTGAATGGACCATTCTTACCAATTATCTTGGTAGTTTTCATCATTGTGTTCCACTTACGACTCTTTTTAAGCTGTGTAGCTTTCATCGTAATCACTGCCGGTTCCCCCACATTATCTTTTACGAGTAAAACAAAATGATTAGCACATGTTTCCACATAGTTTCCATTTTCTAAACGATCTTTATTCGTTTGATCTCTGGTTGTTTTTGTAAGTATATCACTGCCTGCATCATAAATATTAACAGGAGCGCCTGTACTTTCCTTTCCTCGATCTCTCCATTCTACATATTGTCTAGCATATGCACATGGTATGACTGTGACGCCATCTTTACCTTTGTACCATTCATTAGTTGCACTATTGTAAATGTCACCAGGTTTAGCACCATCTAAGTCTTCGAGTTCTTCTGACAAGGGTTGCAACACTTTCAACCGAGGTGTTGCTGTATCTTTGTCATCCATTCCTTCAAATCCCACTTGAGCATCAGTTTCAAACATATCATTGAAAGGAATGACTTCTGCGGTCTTCTTTTTTGTAACGGCTTTTTCCATTTTTACCTCTTTATTTTTTCGTTAATTTAGTCTTTGAACCAACAAAGACGCCAAATTTGTCCATGGGCAATTCATCACCATTGGTAATACGCTCACGAGCAAATGCTTTTAGGGTCATAGGTTCGACCCAAACCTTTTGCTGAACTGGTAATCCCAGTTCTGAAACTTTATGTTTAAAGTCCTCTGCTTTATCATCTTCTCCTCGACCAAAAGATGCAGACAATTGATTTTTAATTAAATCACCATGTCCGTGGTCCCTGAGCCAATCAAAAGCTTCCTCTTTATATTTAGCAGGTATCGATGCATAAATTGCAGGTACCACTTCTAATTTAGATCCGTCTTTTAACGAGATACTTGTTAAATTCATTTCGTTCATTTTTTCAGGAATTACTTCCTCACTTATTTTTCTAGCATCTTCTTTTATTTTTTTTAATGCCTTTTCTAACACAGAAGCTTCGTCTTCTAAATCAACAAGCTTTTGAGATAACTCACTAATATCTTTTAATGCATCATCTTTAACATCTATGTTTACATCTTTTTCAAAATCAATCATCGATTTCTCCTTTCTCAAATAAATTAAACTTAACAGGATAATAACGGTTTTCCATTCTATCCCATTTTAAACATTGTATTCTACCACGATTCATTTCTGATGCAATAGCACATGCAATGCCCATCGCAACTGGATCACCCATAAGTAAAAGATAATCATCGTCACTAAAATCTTTCAATTTTCTTTTCAATTTATTTACAGTAGGTTGAGAACTTAAAACTAACTGTGTGCCTTTTGGCAACAGTAATTCTAACTTACCATAATTTTCAGCACTAAGAATATTTCTTCCTGGTACTTCTTGAACTACAAAAACTGTCATCTTTCTAATCTGCTAAATAATACTTGTATTCATATTAATCAAGCATTATATCTTAAATTAGAAATAATAATAGGATAACAATGGATTATAAGTTTAAAACAGAGCCATACGAGCATCAATTAAAAGCTTTAGGAGCTTCACATAATAAGGAAAACTTTGCTTTTTTCATGGAAATGGGAACAGGCAAATCAAAAGTATTGATAGATAATATTGCCATGCTGCATGATAAAGGTAAAATTAATAGTGCTTTAATCGTAGCTCCAAAAGGTGTGTATAGAAACTGGGAAAGACAAGAAATACCAACTCATATGCCAGAGCATGTAGATTATTCTGTATTAGTTTGGAATCCTAGTTCAACAAGTTTCTTAAAAGAATATGCTAAGTTCTTGAAAAATGAAGATAAATTAAAAATATTTCTTATTAACATAGATGCTTTTAGTACATCTAGAGGAACTGAAATTGCCAAACGTTTCTTAGTAGCAACACAATGTATGATGGCAATAGATGAATCTACAACAGTTAAAACACCTACGGCTAAAAGAACAAAGACTATTTGTAAAATGCGCACTCTTGCAAAATATAGACGTATACTTACAGGTTCACCAGTAACAAAAAGTCCATTAGATTTATACACACAGTGTTACTTTTTAGATCCAGAACTTTTAGGTTTTGCATCTTACTATACTTTTAAAAATAGATATGCTGTTATGGTTAGCCGTAGTGTAGCAACTCACAGCTTTAAACAAATTATAGATTATCAACGTCTTGATGAACTAGAGCATAAGCTTAATCAATTTTCTTATCGTGTTTTAAAATCTGATTGTTTAGATCTACCAGAAAAAATTTATACTAAACGTTATATAGAAATGACACCTGAACAGAAAAAAATGTATGTTGAGATGAAAAATTTTGCTTTGTCTATTTTAGAAAGAGAGACAATTACAGCTGCAGGAATATTAACGCAAATGATTAAGTTACATCAAATAACTTGTGGTCATATTAAAACAGATGACGGCAAGTTAATTGAATTAAAGAATAATAGATTAAATGAACTTTTAAATGTAATGGAGGAAATAGATGGAAAAGTCATTATATGGGCAGTTTATCGCTATGATATTCAGCAAATTGAGAAAGCACTTTCAAAAAAATACGGACCTGACTCTGTTCGGTCTTTTTACGGGGACACTGATGCTAATGATCGTCAAGATATTGTTACTGCCTTTCAAGATCCGAAATCTGATTTACGCTTTTTTGTTGGAAATCCGAGAACAGGTGGATTCGGGCTCACTCTTACTGCTAGTCATACTGTTGTGTATTATAGCAACTCTTACGA